TTGACTACAGCGAATACATTAAAGGCAAAGCCTGATTATTCAGGAAACAAGAAATGGAGAGACTGTCAAATAGCATACTCAAGAGCCCAACTGGATTATCCAGAGGGACTTGGTATAAAGTTAACTTTACAGTTAAAAAGGATGACAGTGGGATGGCTTCCACTGTGGCAAGTCTCTCCAGAAGATTTTTCAAGGTTAATACATAGGTTAAGAAAAGAATATGGAAGACTCAAAGCGGATCAATGAAATGGTTATAGACCGAGTCCAAAAGCGGTTGGACCTGGGAGCCAAGAAATATGGCGATACCATCAGTCTGGAAGATAAAAGGGATATGGTAGAGGAAGGGCTTGAAGAGAGCCTGGACCTTGCGGTGTACCTATCCTGTGCTTTGATACAGATACAGCATAAGAGACACGAAAAAAAGCCAAACAGTATTACTACCTATGATATGTCCTTGATCATGGAAGGATTGGGAAAGGTGATCCTGGAAGGAAAGGACTCAAAGGATTACGACAAAGTAAATAATGCCCAACAGTTGGTAGATAGACTTACAGATTACGCCAACGATCTTTGGGACAAGAACAAGGAGGAAGAATGATATACGAATGGATATTGAATTTTTGGACCTTTGCAACAAGTGTAGGGATCTTGGTATTGAGCCTGATCTTTCTGCCCTTTGCTTGTGATAGAATTTCAGAATTTTTAAGACGATAACAATGAACGGTAACCACATACCATATGATAAAACTAACTGTAGAGGGCTCACCAGTTGCCCTTAAACGCCACAGACATTTAAAGAACGGACACACTTACGATCCAAGTAAGGCGGATAAACGCTATTTTTTAGCATCTGTGCTAAATATGGCTCCCAAATCGCCCGAATACGGACCTATCTCAATGACACTTGAGTTCTATGTTGCACGACCAAAGGCACATTATAGAACAGGCAAGTATTCCCATATATTAAAAGATAATGCTCCGACCTGGCATACATCCAGGGCAGACATAGATAACTATGTGAAGCTGGTATTGGATGCCTTGAATGGAGTGTTCTACAAAGATGACAGCCAGATCTGTCACTTGAAAACCATTAAGAAGTATTCAAATAAACCCAGGACCGTAGTGCAGATCAAGGGTGTTGAATGAGGACATTGGAACTATTTGCTGGTTCTCGGTCCTTTACAAAAGTTGCAATGGACCTGGGGCACGACACCTTTTGCACAGACATCAATGAGTTTGAAGGAATGGACATGGTAGGTGATATACTTAATGTCAATGTCAAACAACTACCAAGTGATCCAGATATTATCTGGGCATCACCACCATGTACATCCTTTTCTGTTGCATCCATAGGACATTATTGGAAAGGCGGTAAGGGTGCATATGTGCCTAAAAGAGCAGAAGCCTTTATAGGTATGGCATTGGTCCAGAAAGCAAAGGACATCATAGAGAATTTAAAGCCAAAGTATTGGTATATAGAGAATCCCAGGGGTGTGTTGAGAAAGTTGGATGTAGTCCAGGACCTTCCTATAAGACATACAGTATGGTACTGCCAGTATGGGGACACCAGGGCAAAGCCTACAGACATATGGACCAACGATGAGTCCTGGACACCAAAAGCAGTATGTAAGAATGGAAACCCTGATTGCCATCACGAACCAGCACCCAGGGGAAGTAAGACAGGAACACAAGGATTAAAGGGTAACTATGAACGGTCCATGGTCCCAGCAGAATTATGTAAAGAAATATTAAAGGATAAACATTGAAACTACCATTAGTTAGCAGAAAGAAGTTTGATAAGGTCTATGATCGATTGAAGATGGTCATAGAAGATAGCAATCAGCACAAGAGAGATAACCAGGTACTGGCTACCAAGTTGAAGAGGATCCAGGATCTGTGTGAGGACCACACCAATAAGAAGATGGGTAACCTACGGTTTTGTACCATCATCAAACAGGTGGTGGATAAATGAGGAAGGTAATGGCATTGTCACTTCGAGAGAAGGCAGATAAGGTTGCTTTTAATTTCAGTAGACCAGACAGGGAAAAGAATACGATGCAGGAAACCTTCCAGGTGAAAAGCATACATCCTTTAAGTGAGTCTACTGCTTATGTGCAGTTTAAAAAGAATACAGGCAAGGTAGGTATTGCATTTTTTTATCATATCAATATGGCTGGGGGAACCTGGCAGTATTTCTTTCCTACCTACGATCATTGTGTAGGAGCAGAAAAATTAAGGGATGTGTTACACGATGTTGAGCAAGAAAACTTTAAATACAATTTCAAAGAAAATTAATGCCAGGAACAAAGCGATTCGGATGGGAGGGTGAACAGGCAGTGAGTCGTGATCTACTTATTAACCAGGGTTTGGATGTGTATCAAAGCGTAGTAGATGATAATCTATGCGACCTGGTGGTAGATACAGGAAAGAAACTCAAGAGGGTACAGGTAAAAGCCAGGGGAACCTTGAGGGGAAACAGTAGCATAGAGATCAAATTAGCAAAATATACAAAGAGCAACATAGATGTGATAGCAATCTGGTACAAACCAAAGGACATCATAGCCTATGTGCCATACAAGGGAGAAGAATTTTTGCTGTTGGCAGTTGAAACAGCAAAGAATAATCAGGAACAGGGTAGGAATTGGTTCTACCGATACATGGAGTTTCCACTATGAAAGGATGGATAAGTATACACAAACAAATAAGAGATCATTGGCTTTGGAAGGATCCAAAATACCTACAAGCCTGGATGGATATGCTAATGATGGCGAACTATAATGAGCAGAAAAAACCCTATAAAGGAACCATAGTATTGATTAAGAGAGGTGAGTTTCCAGTATCCTATAGAAAATTAGCCTTGAGATGGGGGTGGTCCAAGAATACAGTGATAAAATTCATAAATCGTCTAAAAGCTGACACAATGGTTGACACACACACCGATTATGGGTTCACCCTCGTGAAAATCGTGAATTATGACAAATATCAGAGCCACGCTGACACAGTAGCTGACACAGTAGGTGGTACAGTAGGTGGTACAGTGAGTGGTACAGTAAGTGGTACTACTATAATAAAAGATAATAAAACAAATAAAAGAAATAATAGTGGCGTTGCTAAAAAACCAACGCCCACACTCAAAGAGAGATTTGCAATCTTTTCAGAAAAGGTACACAAGATGGGATCGGAGAAAGGATTGCCTAAACAGGAGATCGATAAGTTCATCAATCATTGGGGAGCCCACAATGAAGGTGGTAGGAAGATGCGATGGGAGATGGAGAAGGTATTTGATCTGTCCAGGCGAATGAATACCTGGAGGTCCAATGTCAATGCCTTCACCTTTAGCAATGGCAGTAAACAAAATGTGATGGTCCAAACCCCAAAGGAAGTGAAGAAGAACAAGTACATCTGTTTTGGCTGTGATAAGACCAAGATCATTGAAGGCGAGATCACTGCGGAAGAAACCTTTTGTGAGTGTGGTGACCAGTTTATGAAGCCCTGGGAGTACAATACATTGAAATCAAAGGATAATCCTGCAAAGCCAAAAAAAAACCCAGGACCAAGCGAAGCAGAGATCCTGGAAAAGATTGGATTTAAGATGAAAACAGTAGCATGATCGAAGATATAATCAAGACATCAACAGATAAGATGACACAGTCCAGATTGAGGCAGAAGAAACATTACAATAGGCACAGTAGGACAGGTGGACAAGCCGATGATGACATCAAGTATTGCAATATCTGTGACCAGTGTTGGGAGTATCACAGGAAGTCGAATGGGAACAAGGAAGAGAAGATAATATACTATAATGATTTTGTCACCTATGGTAAACAAAGAGAGATCTGTGTTCATTGTGAGGACAAGATACATCATTGTGATCTATGCGAAACAGATCGCAGTGATATTACCAAGCAGGACGGTATCTGGTCCTGTACAGAGTGTGATGTAAACTATCCAAGAGAGGAAGAACAATGAGTTGGTATTATTTCTATGAAGTAGCGATTACTGGTATCTTTGATGATCTATTCATCGGATTCTGTATCGCAGTATTCTATTATCTAAATAAGATGGACCGAAGAAAATTCCATAAAAAGTAATTTTAGGGTGGATTTCACCTAACGCTCATTTGGAAATTGTACCCAATAATGGGTGAAGTTTCATTTTATATAGCACAGGGTATCATTACCTTGACTGCATTTTTCCTGGGGGCTTTTGTTTACCATCGAGGTCAGACAAATAAGCCCCCTTCTCCCTTTTTAGAATTAAACAAGCCAGATGAACAACCACAGGCAAACTGGGATGAACTATGAACCCACCATTCAATTAGATTACGCCTTTGATGACTTTGATGACCTTCAAGTGCTTTGGGCACATTTGGCGATCAGTGCCATCCAGGCTGGATACCATCCAAGAGAGGTATTGATTGGCTACGCCTAAACTGACTCCAAAACAATTAATGTTCTGCCAGGAATACCTAATTGACCTCAATGCTACACAGGCTTGTATTCGAGCAGGATACAGCGAAAGAACAGCAAACAGACAAGGAGCAGAGAACCTGTCAAAACCTGTCATAAAAGAAGAAATAGACCGTCTGAAAGCGATTAGAGAGAAGAAGGTTGAATTGACTGCTGAAAAAGTATTGAAAGACATTGAAAGAGTGAGAGAGAAAGCAGAGGGAAGCGAACAATATACTGTTAGCTTGAAAGCAAGTGAACTCCAGGGAAAGCACCTGGCAATGTTCACAGATAAGCACAAAGTGGATGGTGAGATAAAGATGCCAGTGATCAACATAAACCTTGCAGATGTCTAAAGCAATTAACCTCAATCTGAATCAAGCCAAGTTCATCAAGTGTGAAGAGCAAGTGGTTGCTTTCTTTGGTGGAATTGGTAATGGAAAGACCTTTGCAGGGATATTGAAAGGGATAACCAGGGTGATGGATCCTGAACAGCCTCCACAATTAGGAATGATAGCCAGGCAGACCTATCCAGAATTAAGAGATTCAACACAGCGAACATTCTTTGAACTATTACACTTATGTGGATTCCTACCAGGTGTACACTATGAGTACAAGAAGCAGGAGAACAGGTGCATCTTTGCCAATGGACATGAGATTATCTTCAGGTCCCTTGATGATCCTGCTAAACTACTATCGATCAACCTGGGGTGGTTCTACATAGACCAGGCAGAAGAGGTATCTGAAGAGGTATTTCTAACGCTTTTAGGTCGTTTAAGGGCGGTATCCACTCCGCAATGCTGGATCACAGGGAATCCATTAGGGCATAACTGGGTTTGGCATCGATTTATTCATGATCCTGTTCCTGGGAACATTATGTTCAATGCCAAGACAGAAGAGAACAAGGACAACCTACCTGATGGGTACATAGACAGTCTTAAAAAGAATTATAACGAAATATGGATAAACAGGTATCTGTACGGATCCTGGGATGCCTTTGAGGGACAGATATACCCAGACTTTGAACCAAGTATTCATGTGGTGAACGATTTTAACCCTGATCCTTCCTGGCGAAGATTCATTGCCATCGATCATGGGAGGACCAACCCAACTGCTGTACTGTGGGGTGCTGTGGACCAAGATGATAAGATATGGATATACAGAGAGCATTACGAAGCAGGGCAGGATGCTGACTATCATTGCAGAGCCATTAATGCCTATCAGAATGAGGGACGATATGAGACCTATGTGATCGATCCATCCACTGGTCCAGGAAAGAAGGACGATCCAGAGACCATAGGTAATAGATATAGACAGATGAACATCCCTGTTATTGGTGCGAATAACGATGTCCAGGGTGGAATCGATAAGGTGACCGAGTACATCAAGAGAAATAAGATATTTATGACCAGATCATGTGAGAACTTGAGAAGAGAGATGGTCAATTACCAATGGGAACAGCCCAGTGCATCCAGGATGGACCTGAACTCACCAGAGAAACCATTGAAGAAGGATGATCACGCTGTGGATAGTTTGAGATATTTGGTAGGTGAAGTGGTACGAAGTGCCAAGAAGCCTGATGAAAGAAATGAAACAGAACGATTCATTGACAGCATTGTTGTTGATGTAGATCATTCACAATCGCAATGGGATAATATCTAATGGCAGGAATGGATTACACAAATGCTTCAGATCAGCAGTCTGCTTTGGACCAGGTTGCAGATGTAGCAGAACGAATACCACAGATACAGAATTGGCTCGATAAGAGCAAGAAGGCAAGAGAGAAACAGGTAGACAGGTGGCGTAAGAATGAACGCTTGTACTATGGTAGACATTGGGCAAACCCAAGTAAGGGTGCAGAGAACCAGTCCAGGATGATATTCAACTTTCCTTTGGCTGTGGTAGAGACCATATTGCCTATCATCAATGACTTCCAGCCTACAGTGGATGTGATGCCCAGGGAAAAGAATGACATCTTCTTTAGTGAGATGATGCAAAAGAGATTTCAGCAGATCGTGGAAGAGACCGATCTGTATGGTAAGATATTACAGGCTGTTAAAGACAGTCTTATTTACAGTAATGGATTCTTGCAGATACTACCCATTGTTACTGACGAGGGAGTGTTTAAGGGCTTTGACATCCAGGTTATTGATCCATTTACAGCAGTACCCCATCCATATGCCACTGACCTGGATCTCAAGTCTGGTGAATACTTCATGTTTGCTGTTCCAATGGAAACTTCCAGGATCTATAGAGAGTTTGGCATTAAGGCTCCAGCCGATGGTAAACTAAATGATTATAAGGCATATCAGAAGGTTGATGATAATGGTGGAATAGAGAGTGCTAATGTAGAGAGCGAATACGACATGGCATTGGTTATTGAGTGTTACTCTAACGAGCAAGACAAAGAGAAATATCCCAATGGTCGGCATACCATAGTTGTTGGGGACCAATTAGTAGTAGATGAACCACTGGAACTGTACAGGATGCCAGTATTCATGGTGTCTAACTATAAATCACCACATAATTTCTGGGGAATAGGTGAGGTAGACCTGGTTCGTACCCAGACCAAAGCATTGAATGAGACCTTTAGTGCGGTCAATGAGAACATTAGAAAGATGGGATTTCCAATTAGAAAGGTAACCCAACGAGCCAAAGGACAGATGACCAGACCAATTACAGGGGCTCCAGGTGAAGAGATCACTGTGGTAGATCCCAATGATGTCACTTTTGAGGTCCCACCTCCAATTCCTGGATACATACAGAATTACATTGCACAAGTTGGTCAATTCATGGAGAACATTACAGGCGTAAACGATGTTACTCAAGGTCGTAAGCCAGGTGGGGTTACTTCAGGTAGGGCTATCGTAGCATTGCAGGAAGCCAGTCAAACCAGGCAACGATTCAAGATCAATAAGGAAGTAGCAAGGCTGACCAAAGAGGTTGGTGAGTATATGGTCCAGATGATACTGACCTTTGATGAAGAGATACGCTCCATTAGAGAGCGAGATGCAGAAGGACAATTTGAGTTTACCGAGTTCAATCCGATGGCTGTATACGATGCAGATGGCAACATGGAAGGGACACCAGAGTTTGATCCTGGTACTGCCAAGCGATTACAGGATAGTGAATTTGATGTGGATGTGACCACAGGTAGTAAGTATGCCCAGGGTAGAGTTGCCAATGAGGAAAGGGCATTGGAGTTATTTCAGTTGGGTGTCTATGGTATTGAAGAAGTGGTCAATGCCTTGAACATATCCGATAAGCAAGATGTGATACAGAACTGGTATGTACGAAATCAACAAGTTCCACCACAACAACAGATACAACAAGCTGAACAGATGCAAGAACAATTAGGTATGTTGGTATCCCAGGTCATGCAGGAAGGTCCAGGAGGACCAAGCGAAGAAGCACTGGCACAATTGATCATTGGAAACCCAGCACTTGCAGAGTCACCAGATTTTCAACAATTACCTGGAGACATCCAGGAACGAATCATAACCGTAGCAGGATTGGTTGGTGGGCAGGGAGAGGATCCAGAAATGGACCAACCCAGGGCTTGAGGTTTTAACTCTGCCCATCACATAAGGAAATACTATGCCAAAATTAAAAATGAAAGGTAAGACCAAGAAGTTCAAGTACACCAAAGAAGGTATGAAGAAGTACAAAAAAGCATTAGCTGAAACCAAAGGATATTAATTGTATCAACAGTATTTAGGTATAGTTACCCCTGACGAAGCACATAAACTAAAGGATATGGGAAGTTTAGGGCGTAGAAGATCTGACTTTTCTCACGAATTAATCCAAAAAGTGGCAAAACGCTACCAATCGATAGTAAATGATCAGGAGTTTATATTACAAAGTCCCAGCTATTGGCGAATTGAGACACGCCCAAAGGGACACGAATGGCATTTTGATGGATGTAAGTTGGTCAATGGAGAGTTTGAGGACAACCATATGGCATGGTGTCAGGTAGGCACAACGGTGCTTTTATCTGATCCAAAACAATTTACAGGAGGGAGACTGTTTTTTGAAATAGATGGTGAGCCTACAGAGGTCAAGGACCATTATCTTAATGGCGTATGCTATACAGCAGGAAAATTCAATAACCCTGTAAGGCACATGGTAGAACCACATAAAGGAAAGAGAACCGTTCTACTCATGTTCTTTGCAACCAAACCAGTGTCGAAAGACCAACTGAAAGGAAAAGAAAATGGCTGAAATGAATATAGTAGGAACAAATAATTTAGATGTACAACCTGAATCAGAGCAGATCTATGTGGGGAATAACCCACCTGCTCAAATGGAGGGAACAGAGGTCCCTTCAACAGATAATTACGATAACATTTCGATTCCTGACGAACTCTTCGGTGGAGAGCAATCAACCCAGGAATCAAATACAGAACAGGCTGTGACCACAGAGTCAGAAGAACCAGCCGAAACAACCGAAACCAATGAACCAGAACAGGAACTTTCAGAGGGTGAACAAGAGCAAACCGATACGGTTAGTGAAACCCCTGATGAATCATCAGTTGTTTATGAAACAGAAGATGGCTCACGATACACTCAATCTGATATAGAGTCCTGGAAGAAAGATGCTGACAATCGTCACGAATGGAACAAGTCCAATACGGAGAAAGCCCAGGAGATAGCCGATCAGCGTAGGGCAGTAGAGCCTTTGGTGCAGTTGGTGG